TAGTGCATGAGAATTTAGCTACACAAATGGACACTATGAAAAATGCTAACGGTGAAGATGGCCTTGACGATCAACTACCGTCAGTACTAGACGTAATAGCGGGTATTAATAATGCCAGAACCTAAAACACATTCAATGTTTCCAGTTGAAGTATTAGAGTATCAGCAAACTGGAAAAACATACGATGGCATTATTGAGTTACTAAGAAACGAAGCGTTTAAAGAGCATGAAGCATATTCTTCATTAGGTAATATACATAAAATTCCGCATTATAACGAACCATTTGAATTTATAAACGAATGTTTAGAAGACGTTAGAACTAGGTATAGTTATGATTGTGAGAAATTTGAAATATCGTCTTCTTGGTGTAATATGTCAAAACCAAACAGTGGGATGAATCATAAATTTCATAGACATTCTATGAGTTATCTTAGCGGAATCTTTTATATGACCGAAGGTGCGCCTGTTGGATTTGAAGATCCAGTAATGCCAAGAACTATGAATCAATTAGAAGTTCTTAGAACCGACGGGTATGCCCCGTTTGAATATATTGCACCAATGCCGGGCAAACTATTATTATTTCCGAGCTGGTTGTATCACTGGACTAAGCCGCATATTGATGATTTTGAAAGATGGAATATTTCCTTAAATGTATTGCCAACAGGTAAGATTAACTATAATATGGGAACAGATTCCACAGCAAATATAGAATTAAAAAACTAATGAAAAAGATAAAATTAGATATGCCTGTTGTAATATCACAATTAAAGGACCATACTAAAATTAAAGCTGATGTACTTGCACTAATTAATTCCGAAGTAAGTGGAGAACAAATAGTAGAGGGAGATACTTTAGATATTAGTAATTGTGATTATAAAATGTCAGATAAGGACCGATCTTGGACTAAATTAATACAGCCGTACATACTAGAGAATATGACTCATGTATGCAAAGACCTAGGGTATGATGCATTTAAGATATATAACATTTGGTTTCAGCAATATAATGAAGGAAGCACACATGGCTGGCACATACATACGCAGTGCCAATGGTCTAATGTTTACTACTTAGATATGCCAGAAGGTTCTCCACAAACACAATTAATAAACCCGTGGAATCAAACAGAAGTTATTACTATGGATGTTAAGGAAGGAGATGTATTAACATTTCCTAGCTTTGTTATTCACCGTGCTCCTGTGAACGAAAACACAACAACTAAGACTATTGTTAGCTTTAACAGTGATGTTGAATTAAACTTTGGAAAATAATATATGAAATTTGATAATATTGTAATTGTAGGTGGAGGTAGTGCAGGTTGGATGACCGCAGCTACTCTTATAAAGGTATTTCCAAATAAAAATATTACTGTAGTAGAATCTGCTGATGTTAGTGCTGTTGGCGTAGGCGAAAGTACAACACAACTTATGCGTCGCTGGCAACATTTTTTAGAAATACCAGATATTGACTTTTTAACAAAATGTAATGCAACTAATAAGTTAAGTATTAGATTTGAAAACTTTCACAAAAAAGACGGTGTAGGATTTCATTATCCATTTGGAAGACTAGATGAAAGATACTTTAATGTTGCAGATTGGTTTGCACATCAGTCTTTGACAGGAGTTCCATTTGAGGATCTAGTATCTGATATGTCACCTATAAGCGAATGTTTAGCCACTAACAAAGTTCCAACAACACCATTTGATGATAATTTTGTTGGCACTACTTGGAGTTTAGAAAACGATGCTGCCTGGCACTTTGACACACATAAATTTTATGCATACTTGCGAGACGATTACTGTTTACCTAAAGGAGTAAAGCGTGTAGTTGCACATGTAACTGATACAACAACTGATGCTGATGGATTTATTACTAGTGTACATACTAAGCAAGGTAACATAACTGGCGATTTGTTTTTTGATTGCACAGGATTCAAGCGGGTATTAATCGAAGGTGTAATGAACGAACCTTGGGTAGAGTTTAATAATAAAACTTATACTGATAGCGCCTGGGCAGCAGCAAGGCCATATAAAGATAAAGAAAAAGAACTACGATTGTATACTAATAGTGTAGCACTTGATTATGGATGGGTATGGGAGATACCTACATGGGAGCGTATTGGCACAGGGTATAATTATGCAAGTAAATACATTAGTGACGAACAAGCACTAGCAGAATTTAAAGAATACCTAGGACCAGTTGCTAACGAAATGGAGTTCCGTCATATTAAAATGCGTAACGGTATGAGCAAACGTTTATGGGTTAAAAACTGTGTAAGTATTGGCCTTAGTGGAGCATTTATTGAACCTTTAGAATCTAACGGATTAATGAGCGTACACGAATTTTTATTAAACTTTGTTAATATTGCAGAAGGTAAAGACACATTAAATAATTTTGACGCACATACATTTAACCATGTTAATAAAGAACAGTTTTTAAACTTTGCTGATTTTGTTACAATACATTATGCAATGACAGCTAGAGACGACACACAGTACTGGCGTGATATACAAAATCAAGAGTTTAACGATAGTTCATTATTACAAGAAATATACAATTTAAGAGGAGCTAACTATCGTTCAATTCCTGATAGATTTCAAAATCTAGGAGCAAATACATATATGTTAGCTGGACATAAAATAAATCCGTACTCGTCCTTTAAACATAGTAATATGAATTTTTGGAGAGATACGTTTCCTAATCAAATATATAATTTAGATACTATTATTAAACCTAATAACATTAGTAAGAAAAAAATAACAGATACATTTCCTACAAGCGTAGAGTATTATGGACAGTTTCATAAATGAATATAACTCCGTTATTTCCTAGTTTTTTAGCAACAGAAGATACATCGGAAATTATCGATGTTAACAGTATACAACAATATTGCAATGTTACAGGTGACGGAAATACTGATGCATATAGTAAAGCACTATTACCATTAACTAACTGGATAACTGAACAAGCTAATAACCTTAGAGATCTTCAGGGTATTAATAGCGAAATTCCGTTTACATTAGATGACTGTTGGATTAATTGTATAGGGCCAAATGATGAACATAATTCCCCGCCAAACTTTCCGCATAGTCATTCAACCTCTTGGATAAGTTTTGTATACTACGTTAACTATGCAACTGATGCAGGAAGTTTAGTACTTATGTCGCCGCATCAAAATACAGAGTTATCAATGCCACGTAAAATAGTTTCTGATGATAATATATTTAATGCAGTTCGCTGGAGCGTAATTCCAACAAATGGACTAGTAGTAGCATTTCCTGGATGGTTAACACATTATGTTGAACCTAATCATAGTGATGAAACTAGGATTTCGATTGCATATAATTTTAGTTTACAATAAATACATGTACGCAAGGAGTCGATAAATGTCAAAAATGATATATGAAATAAGAGCTTACTCACCAAGTAAGAATGAAGTACAACGAGAGTTTGATCAAGATGCTCTACAAGGACGTCCTACACAGACTGCTGCCCTTGCACAACGTAAGGCAGATGCATTTGCTTATAGACTTAATTTACAAAAGAAGTTAAAGGTTAATGATTGGGAAGGTCAAACTATTTTGATCTCAACTATGATCTAATAAATCTATAACTTTGAATACTGTTTTAAGTTTTTCTAAATTAACTTTATGTCGAAGGGTATTGTTTAATCCGTGATGTAATGGCTTTGGCCACTTACCGAATTCTACCCAGGCATATCCGTTATGTTCTACATTTAATGCAGGCATAAATTCTTCTTGTATTACACATAGATACGTGTGAAAATGAAACCTAGTATCATTACTAATAAATGTTTCTAACGGCATTGTTTTTATAATATCAACTTCGCCAATCTCTTCAAAGATTTCACGCTTTAAACCTTCCCATGGAGTTTCTGCACCTTCATTAGTGCCGCCAACTAGTCCCCAAAGATTATTATGCCGACCTTGTGCTCTATGTAAAAATAAAAAACGTTTAGTATTAAGGGCGTATACAATAGCGCCACTACAAATGATATTATCTAGCTTCATACTAATAATTATCTTAGTACGCTAATCTCCAGCTGCCTCTTGGATATTCGCCGTCGTATGCTAGTACCCATTCGTTGTTTTCGTATTTGTATTGCTTGCCAGTAGTAAGATTTGAAGTATATATAACTGTACTGTCTTGCGCACTTGAGTCAAACACAATAGTCCAAGCAGTACCATTCCATTCGATAATGTCATTAGCACTAGCTACAAAGTCAGTGCCGTCTGTATTTTTCCATGCATCAGGACCGTCATACACATAGTTATCAGGTGTTTCGTATCCAGCATCTTGTCCAACATTTTCACTGTCATTAATATCAGATAATATTAGTATCCGCGGATTGCCTGATTTTAATGAAGTTGGATTAGTTTTATACGGATTAATAATGTAATCAATTTTATTCTTATCGCCATTTGGTCCAGAAATAACTGTGTCTGCAGGTAAACTATCAGTATCCCATGTAATGGCTAATTCGTAAGGATCAACTGAATTAACTACAACAGTACCTATAATATCATTTGTTAAGTCTTGTCTAGACAACCGTAATTCGGTAACACCTGTACTAAATTCAAACGGCATACCTTTTAAATATCCAGTCCATGTTTCAGATCCAACTACGCCTTTATGGACTAGTTTAGCAGTTGTGCCCATTACTAATAAGCCGTAGTTATCGTGCGAATTAATTAAAGCACTGTCAACATCAGTAACACTTGTACCTTCATTTATAATTTGTTCTTCAACTCCGGTAACGCTATCAAAATTATCAACAGCTACTACTTTAGTCTTATTATTAGCTTGCGGAGTATCTTCAAAACCGCTACCTGCTCTTGATAGATCTAAATCAATTGTGCCTTGACTTTCGTTGAATATACTTTGTATAACAGATGTAATTACCCCTAGACGTTTAACTTTAACAGGAGGACTAATGTATATTGGTGTACTAAATGTTAGTGTTGCAATATCAATATCGCTCTCTGTTCCTACAGGAATACTTCTGCTACTAAATGTAAGACCTGTCATATTTACTACACTTAAACTTGTCCAGTCGATGTAGTTGTCTGTTGTTTGAATTTCTAAACTTGGATTAAACAACATTAATACTTGTTCTAGAATTTGTAATTTTTGATCTGTATTAGAACTCCATACATCTACATTTACTGTTAATGTATAAGGAGTGGGCATTAAGCGTTCTACAGTATAGTTTTTACCTTCTTTATTTAAATATTCTTTTCCAGCACTATCATATGCTTGTTCTCGTATGTTAACTTTATTAACATAGCTACTGTCACTTAGCCGATCGCGATCCATTTCAAGTCCAGTAATGTATACTGCCATGCGAGGTGCGCTTGGTATTTTATTCTCACTATTCTCTCTAATAATGTTTGCAACTTGACGAGTTAAATCTCCGTACAATACTGGCACTTGTGTTAATGCACCCTTACCGTCTTTGTAACTAAAGTTACTCATTAGGCGAACAATTTGTGTTATATACCTGCGTATTTGCCCATCATAAAAATGCTGCATTTAGTTAGCTCCATCCGGTACTATTGAGTTTATATAAGTAAACCCGCGAGCGCCTATAGTAACCTTTAATGGCTCGCCGAGCTTTTGATCTCGTTGTGCCGGCCCTGTTGTAGTTATAGTATCTTCTGCAAATACTTCTTTAACAATCATTTCTTTAAGTCTATCCCAATCACCTACTGAACTAGGAAATCCTTCATGTGATTCATACCACTGATAGCCCGAATCAGTTTTAATAAGTTTAGGAGTGTTTGTATTAATCATTGCAGTTATATTAAACGTTGTTTTAATATCGTCGATTCTACCGCCGGGCCTTAGTCCAGGACTAGACTTCCATTCAAATGATACTCCGCCTGGAAACTCTGGATCTTGTGATCTCTTATTATAGAATATATCTTCTTCTTTACGATTGTCGGCATACGTTAATCCTTTGTATACAGAGTTATCAAACGTCTTATTAATTAGTTTAAAGAGAGATTGACAATTTTCCATATCAAGTTTTTCTTCTTCGTCTGGT